CTTTAGACTTTGTTATAGGTTCAGGAGTTATAGCTTCCTCTATGATAGCAGGCGATGCTATTGATGGTTCTAAAATAGCTGATGACGCAATTGATTCAGAACACTATACAGATGGTTCAATAGATACTGCTCATTTAGCAGATGGGGCAATTACAGCAGCTAAAATTGCAGATGGTGCTATAGTTGCAACAGAAATAGCTGATAATGCAGTAACTACAGCAAAAATAAATGCCGATGCAGTTACAGGCGCTAAAATTGCAGACGACGCAATAAACTCTGAACATTATACTGATGGATCTATAGATACAGCTCATATT